CCTACAAAGATGTTTAGAATACAAAAGACCAGGGCATTACAAGAAATCTTGTGATGGAACTTACTGGATCACGCTAGAATGTGCTAGTTGCAGGGGGCGATAATATGTCCGATGATGAATTTGACCAGTGTTGTGAATGGTGTGGCAGCGATGGATGGCATGTATCCGACTTACAAGACGGCAAATGTATAACTTGCGTTGTCAATGATTGTAAACACCACAATACTGAAGAGGTTTCCTATTCAATTCGTATGGGGCAAATTGTTTTTCATCATGTTTGTCTTGATTGTGAGTTGTGTTGGACATATACATACAAGCTTGACAACGGTATTAGATCTAAATTAACTCATGAAGAGGTCAACACTGATGATATTTACCAGGATGTGAAAGTATGAGTCGCCCAAGGTCAACAGATCCAAGCGTCGCATTGTCTATTGCTGTGCCTCAGTCTTTGAAGACACGGCTTGACCAAGAGTTAAGTTACACTTCTTCTCGTTCAAAGTGGGTATGTCATGCAATAACTGAGAAACTTGAACAAAAGTTTGACTTTGATTCAATCGAAACCACTCAATTAATTAATTTATTATTTACACGTAACGTTATCGATTACGAATTGGTCACATTGCTAAGGATGCGAGTTGTGGAAATTGAAGAAGGACGATAAGATAGAGTAGTCGTTCACACCAAACGATTCGCTCGTTCTGTTCTTTGTCAATAGGTGCTATTGCTTCCACTTCTTTTCCAACCTTCTAAGAATCTTAATGATTTCTTTTAACAAGTCTTCTGTATTACCCATCATGATATATCACTCAATGACTGGCTAGTTTCTTTTATCTTAAACATTATTTCTTCTCTAGACGTTATTTCATATTCTTCTAACGTAATGTTGTAATATGGAATATCTCCATCATTGTAAAACAAACTAAGATGATTAGTTGCGACATGCTCAGTGCGTAATGAATAATTGTCGCCTATTGATAATACAAAAGTCCCAATCAAAGAATTATCAAACGGTTGACGAGTTGCTGCCCATACAGAAAATGTAGTGCCATTATCAAATGAATCTGGTCTTATGGACATTAACGCCCATGCACCCGGCCTTGCTGTAGCTCCAATTGGAATTAATTGTTTAATATCTACAATTTTCCAACCATAGTTCTCGCGATCATCGCTAAAAATAGTTGTCAATCGGTAATCACTAGATGCAATTGACCCTGGTGGTGTTAACGAATTAATGTCGTTTGACAATGTTAGATATCTCCCTGTTCTCTTCATTTCTTCACCGCCTTATGTGCTGCCTTTACTGCTGACTTGAAACCGTTCTTTTTCCACTTGCCCGACTTTAGTTTATACTTAGGTGCAAGTTTCTTAAACGCTGCTTTGTATCTACGATTGTACGCGCTAGTAGTTCTTTTTACTGCTTTTTTGGCACCTTGAACAACTGTTTTTGCTCCTGATCGGGCAGCGGGTTTGCATGCTCTATTTGCCAAGGCTCTTGCAATCGGTGAAGGAACTCCTTTTTCAATCAAAGCTTGAGCCATAACGCCACATAGAGCCTCGCCTTGTTGCGTGAGGTAATCCTCAGCCATTTGCTCAACGGTGGCTATACTAACCACCTCATGCGCCTTGCTGGGATAATGCTAGAGCCATAGCGGACGCTTCGGACATAGTTTCAACAGTACACTCAAGAGTAATAGAACAGTAAACATCCTCAAGCCATCCGGTAGAAGCCTCTCCGCCAAGATAGATTGTGTCAACAGCAACTAGGTAACCGTTAGTCCACATTTGGGGTAATACATCCATGTCATGACTGAGTTGGGGGAATTCATCAGTACCAAATTGGTTAACCGCGTATACTATGCCAGAGGCAATAATAGATCGGTTAGATGATAGGACAGTATCACCTTGAGATTGTGTAGTCAATTGAAATTGTGCTGCTGCGCTATCAACTCCAGCATTTACTTGTACAGCATTTCCAGTGGAGTCGCTAAATGTAACTGCGATATTGTGGACTCTTAGGACACTCTTACCGAGTGCATCAACATAAGCCCCCAAATCTAGGGGAGTCTGTTCAAAAGTTCCTAGGTTGTTTATGTTCAAAGTTTGGCGGATAAAGAATGAGTCTGATTTTCTGACCATGAACCTATCATGAAAGGAGGTAGTTTATAGTATTGCGCCTACACTCGTTGCTATACGCCTATGCTTAACGCTAGGTATTTCTACTGAAAAACGCTACACCTAGCGGCAAAAATAGTTTTATTCTACATTCATTACCAATGAAACTATAAGCAAACGCCGTCTAGGACTGTTATGTGTACACAATGTAACACCTGTTTAGGCCTACAAAGATGTTTAGAATACAAAAGACCAGGGCATTACAAGAAATCTTGTGATGGAACTT